GATTGTCGGAAAGTGTGAGGCTCGTTAAGAGAAATCTCCGGGTTGGCCGATCCGTCTCCGTTGGCTACTGTCAGCCCAGTCGTTCCGACAATAGACCTGACACTAGCGTTCCCGCTTCCGTCGATTGACAGAAGCCCAGCCGTTCCACTGAGCTCGTCAATGGATCTGATGGTTCCCTCCGCATAGTTTAGCTGCTCTAGTGCGGTTATGAATTCTGTTCTGGTAGTAGTCGTCGATGAGACTGGCCCGTTGACTGCGTCTACTACAAAGTTTGGTGTGTCGTCTGGCATATTACCAAGTTCCTGAGTGTGTTCCTTCTCGTCTCTGACCAACAGTCGAACCAGAGGTCACGCTATGAAGCCTGACTCTGCCATTGATCCCTTCAATCTTGACCTGAAAATAGGCTCCCCTTCGGTCTACCCGCAGCTTGTGAGTCCAATACTGGTACAAGTCAAGCTGTGTCCCAGAAGAACCAAGGACAGTCCCCGGGTCCGCACTGTCACTGTCCAGAATGACCGAGTAATCCTCGCGGCCCGGGTTCTCGTGAGTGTCGTCGAGGTTTTGAATGTTCCAGTCACTGATCCCAAAAGTCATGTATTTGGTGCGGTCAGGAAATGTGTAGCTTGTGTTGTCCACAACAACTGTTTCCTCCTTCACTCCATCCACGATCCCTGTCACTCGGTATTCCGGGTCCCACGTGCTTATGAACATCTGGGCCTGCTGGAATCTTCGTCGATTGCCTGCCTCGAAACCATAACCACGCGTCTTGATCAGGAATGCTATAGGTCGGTCTTCAACTTCGATGTTTTCCGAGCACAGCACTTGGAGGTATGGATCAGTGTTCCCATAAGTGTCTCTGACGTTGATCAGGATCGGTGAGCCGCTCACGAAGCGAATGCCGCAGCCATTGTCTGAATCGTTTGTGTCACCACTATCCCAACCGTCATCGGTGTAGCCCGTGAAAAGGTTGGCCCCAGCGATCTCGCAGTGATCAGCCTGTTGTTCGTCTCCGACACCCCAAAGCCATCCGCTCTCGGGGTCATTTGTATTGACTGTGAGCGGCTCGACTATGTTGAACCCGCCGTCGATTATCTCTGCATCATTGTCGTCAACCAGTTCCCTGCGTCGAGTGGCCGTGATAGTTGTTCCATCGTTTACCTGAACCGTTGTTCCATCACTCACGTGACCCTTGACCATCAGGTCGCATGTGTAGGTCCCCTGAACGATAGGTCTGCCCTCCAACTCTCCATACTCATACAGCCCAACTACACCATCGTAGTCCACGTAGTAGAGGTGCTCGGCCCCCTGAAAGTCGGCCACAAAAAAGTATTTGATCTTGATGGCATCACCCTGATCGTATCCAGCCCACGCTCCATTTATAAAATCGTAAACAAGGACAGCATTGTTCTGCTTGCCTCCATCGATCGGGACAGACAGATAATATCTGTTCCGCCAGTAGGCCGCTGATGCCGTGTCTTTGGCTACACTGAAGTCGATCCGGTCAATGATTGGCTGCACAGGTGTGCTCTGTGGTTCTGAGACGCCCTGTAGCTTGTTTTGTTCGGTCAGTGCAAGGCTAACTACTCCTCTCTGCGAAAGGAACCACAGATCACTTCCTGCGCTTGCAACCGATCTCGCCCCCACAATGCCATACTCAGTCGTGACCTGATCAAGGACTGCGTTGGTCTCCCAATCGCCAACAAGGTTTGATACAGTGTAGATACTGGTGTCTTTGAATATGACAACAGTCTGGTCGTTCCACTTATACAGGCGGCGAATGTTGTCCGAGTCACCCTGATTGATTTTAAAATTATTGAACACGTCATAGTCTGTGTATGACAGGATGTCTGACACAGCGACATGATCTGACTTATACCCACCAGAAGGTTTGTGAGGCACTAACAAGCGATTCTGGAAGAAGAGTGTTGAGCTTGAATTCGGGATGTTGTTGAGGCCGCTCGCTGAAGGAGGAGCCTCTACAAACCCTTCATCGATGGACGACATGATGAGCTGAGACTCATCAGGTCCACGCGATAGAATGACTTTGTCAAATGCCTGCGTGAACCAGTAATTGCTTTGGTATGTGTTGGCGGGAGGTGAGAGCTGAACGCTGCACGGTAGTGGGGCTAGGTTGTTGCCGTATCGGGCTCTGTATATCTTTGGTGCATCCCCCTCGACGCTGGCTACGATCAGAATCCAGTCGGCCCCGTTTGGATCATTCCAGACTCCAATTCCGTAAACATTCCCGAGGTTCGCGCTGATCTGTCTGCCCCAGTTGATGTCGCCACCATCCCAGTTTATCGGCCACTCAAAGCCATATCGATTGAACCACGCCAAAGGCATGACGCCTCGTCTGGGCTCTGCCACACCGTATCTAAACCTAGCGTTGATCGCCTCAGAAACCATGCCCGGGGGAAGCATGTGAGGCTGCTGCCTCATGTCTACACCCACGAAACCATTATCGCCCGCCGTGATAGGCTGGTCATCGTTCTGCGTGTAGTTTCTGTGCTCTCTCATTGATAAAATCCGACCTTGCTCAGGAGCGCATCGAGAATCTTGTTGCTGTTTGCCCAGCTAAATCTCATGCCCCTCTCTGAAGCCTTAATAGCTTTCTCGACCCCGCCACTGTTATACACCTCTCTCATCCTGCTGACTAGACTGTCTGGATCAGGGACAGCCCATAGGCCGCCGTTCGCATAATGAGCCTCAGCCTGCTTCAGCTTGTAGTCCACCGGGTAGCCAACAGTCTCATCGAAAAACTCTGTTATACCACCGAATGGAACAGCGATCACTGGTCTGCCAGTCGCCATCGCTTCGTGCTGCATTAGACCCCAACCTTCGCCCTTGCTCGCGCTGACAAAGCAGTCAAGACTGGCATACCAGTCAGACAGATCACGCCTTGTCCAGAACTGTCTCAAGACCTGTATGCGATCATCATCAACCTCCAGATCTGGATCGTCAGGGAAGCATTTAACAACCAGCCTGACATCCTTGACTCGCTTCGGGAAAGCCTTCTTCCATGCACTCAGAACGTCTTCAAATCCCTTCCTGCAGCCACCTGCTACAGTCCTGCCCGCTGCTCCAAAAACAAACTCGGATCTCTTCTGTTTTGGCCTGTAGTGAAACACATCAGTGTCGATCCCCATGGGCACTTTACCCATCGTTCTCTTCACACCCTGAGCGTTGAACAGGCACAGATTGAAGTCACTTGGAACAACAATTAGATCAGCCTGATTCAGATTGAGAACCGCCTCTTTATGAAGCTGGGTGGTTTCCCACATAGTATTATACACCACCCGCTTCTCGCCTGACAGACCATAGGACGGGCAGTGTACAACCATCTCCCAGTCCTCTCGCTGCTGTTTATGCACAATAGACTCCAATACCACTCTTGGGATCGGAGCCTTGCCTCTCTCGCTGCTGATGGGCCAGCAGTTAATGTCTCGGCCCAACTCTGTCAGACCCTCTATGACGCGAATGAGATGCAGCGAGTAGCTGCTATACCCATCCACCACGCCTCGTATCACACCTCGATTAGACCTCATCCAGTCATTATAGAATTCGATCAGATCCTGTTAAGAATATTTTCGATAATGTTTTTGGTGCCAGAGGTTCTTTGTTCACGTATGACTGACTCCTTCACGCTCTGAGCCTTCGTAGCATCAAGCTGCTTCAGCTCCCGTTTGAAGGTCTGGGCAGCGGAAACCCCGCTGACTGCTGCTTTCTTCCATTGTCTACCACGAATGTGTGCTCCTACACCGAGAGCTGCGATCAGAGCGTTGGCTGCTAACCCTGCCCATGGAAACGGAGCAACATCCCCGGCTAACTGTATGCCTCCCCTGATCGAAGGGTTAAGCACCCAGCCGTTTGTCGAGACGACTGGGTAGTTGTCGCTGGGGGTAGAAACGATGTTGGTCGTCACGACCGGATCGTAGATAGCATTGCCCAGCGAATCGAGCTGCTTGCACCCAGTCACCATTACGGTCAATACTGCAACACACAGTAGTTTCATTTTGAGAGTAGCTGTCGGATTTTGAGACTGATGTAGATCAAAGAGGCTACGCTGATCGCAAGCTGCAAAACCACGTCGATGTTGACGGCCCAATTGAGCAGTCCAGCAACGGCTGCAAATCCCACTTTCAGATCATCAATGTTCACTTTTTGCCCTTGCGTTTTTGTTTTGTACGAGCCTTTTTCGCAGCAGCTTTCCCTGCTTTCGTATACGGATAATGTTTAGATCCAACCTTCGGCATAATATTTACCATTTCACTTTGTCTGACCAGTAGGCAGCACTCATTTTTCCCCTAGAGATATTTTTTGCGTGACGAGCTTTGAAAGACTTTCGACGCGCCTTTTCGCTGGCGGTCTTTGGCGACTTCCCAGCTCCCGACACACCCTGCTGACCGAAGCGAATGAGTTTGACTTGATCACCCGACTTAGCCAGCACAGCGTGTGACTTCTTCGGGTGAGATGGAGTTCGCTTGGGCTTGTTATAACCCTGAAACTTTTCGCCGGATCGCTCGACAGTCATATGCTATTCGACTATTGCAGCATCATCGACTGGCTCATCGTCTGGTGCATCAGCAGGTGCAGCATCATCGACTGGCTCATCCGCAGGCACAACAGCAGCGTCAAATCCAGCCAGAATATCATCGACCGAATCCATCGCGATTTGGTTGGCCGCATTGTATGCAGCGACCGCACCAGATACTTGCATAAGCACAACTTCGGTGTTGGCACGGTTGACTGGTTCACTCAATTCCTCCCGTGCGTTCAGCAGAGACTTCGCTTTGCTGAGCAGTTGAAGGATGGTGGACTTGCCGTTGTCAGCAGCAAGTTGTGCGTCAAGGCCAGAGATTTGGCTTCTTAAGTAATTGATTTTTGGGTCCATAGTTTAAATTATTGAATTTGGTAAGTGCCTGAGAAACGTAGGTTACTTGTTGCCGTAAAATTAGCCTCCGTCAGCAGCGTTGAACCTGTTGCACCAGTGTCATAAAGGTTGACTTTAACGTTGTTTTTTTGCACGAGGGCAGTAACTGAAGCAGTCAACCCACTCATATTCGACACCAATCCAATCGACCACGTTTGCAGATTGTTTGTGGTGTTTCTGGCAGTGAACGGCAACCCCGATATTGCAGCTGTGCCAGTGTCTGAACCCACTGCTGTTAAAGTAACTAAGCCCGTCACATATACAATATTACCAATCCTCGTATAGTAACCCTCCTGTGCGCCGTAAGTAATTCCAGTAGAACCATTTCCAAAACTTATAGTAGGAGTCCAAGTTCCAGTTTTATATACAGGAAACTCGCGCCCTACTAAGCTTGGTAAATTGGCTGATGTGCCTACAAAAGCGTTGTCACTTATGTCGTATATCTTGCCAGTAGAATTGTCATAATTCTCTGCGCGGAAGTCTGCTAGGGTTCCGATTTCGGTGACGGTTAAGTCTGCTAGATACAGAATATCATCGCTTCCAGCATCTGCGAAAGTAGA